GAAAGATTAATGCTCCATGGAAAAGTTCTTGTGATTGCACACCCTCTCCATTAAGTAGTGCTCCTACAGCTAATTCATCTTACGAGGGAGGTATTAACCCTTTCACTTCTACTTTTACTGATCCTTTTGCACCTAAACCACCTAATATTTAAAGATGAAGTGTAAAACATGTGGAAAGAATGCAGACAGTGAATATTGTTTTGCTCATAAATCTAGAAAGCCCTTACCATCATCTGGTAGGGGTTTAACTAGTAGAATGTCTGGTATTTCAAACAAAAAGTTCAATAATGTACAGAATAATGTACATTTTACAGAAATGAGAGAATTCTTTTTATCTATATGGAAGAAAAGACCACATAAATCAGAAGTATCAGGAGAATATCTAGGATCTGAACCTATGAGTACATATTTTCATCATATACTAGCTAAAGAAAAATACCCAGAAGCTTGTTTAGATGAAGAAAATATCGTATTATTGTCCCTTGAAGAGCATTCTAATGTTGAAAATGATATGTATAGATATGATGAAGTTAATAAAAGACGTGATAGTCTCAAAAATAAGTATTCTATATTTTGATGCACTTAACGCTGTGATAGAACAAAATATCAAAGACAACAGAAAAGATGTTATCAAGTATACATCTAAAACAACAATGAAATATAACAAGTGGAAAAAATGAATGTAGAAGTATTAAAATTTAGTGCCACATGGTGTGGGCCTTGTAGAGTGTTAGCTCAAACACTAAAAGATGTTGATGGAATAACAAACATTGACATAGAGAAAGATCAAGAAACAGCTAGAAAGTATGGAATCAGAAGTGTTCCTACTATGGTGTTTCTAAAAGATGGAGTGGAAGTACATAGACAATCTGGTAGTATGCCATTGAAGATGTATGAAGATATCTTAAACGATCTAAAATTCTCAAAAGAAATTTAATAATTAAAAACAACCAATATGAACAATCAATTTATTTACACAGCTGTAATAGCTGACAAGGAGTTTAAAGCTTCTTTAAATCTTAATAAGGTTATTAGAACCTTAACCAATGAAGATGGATCTCTAATTGTCATCCTAGATGATTTCAATGAGAGAGTAACACAACAACCAGATATTGACATCAAGACTAACAAGATGAAAGGATATAAGAGTGTAAGAGAAACAGTTCAATCAGAAATCTTATTGAATGTAGAAGACGCAGCAAGATTTTTTAACTTAACAGAATACAAATAGCCATGGCAAAATTATTAGGAAATCGTATCTATTTAGAGATACCAAAGAAAGAAGAAAGTAAACTTATTGTAGATGAGAATACAAAAGAAGCTTTAGAGAAAGAAATGATTAAGAAGATGTCTAAACTAACTATTCATAGTGTTGGTACAGCTAACATGGATGAATCATTAGTTGTAGGAGCTGTTGTTCTTGTAGATCCAGAAGCTTTATCAAAAGCTAGATTGATTCCTTTATCAGAAGATGAAACTGTATTATTAGTTTCTCCTTTTGACATCATCCAAACCTGGTAAAATGGACTATCCTTTCATATCTGCTAAATGCATCACTTATGGAAGAGTAGATACTCTGGAGGAAGCTGTACAAAGTTTCCTCCTACAAGAGTATCCTGGTAAGAAAGAACTTATTATAGTTAATGATTACCCTCTACAGAAGTTAGTGTATGATCATCCAGAAATAAAAATCTTTAATATGGATGAAACTTTCTCCACTATAGGAGAAAAAGAAAACTATGCTATAGAAAGATGTTCTGGAGAACTTATTGCTGTATGGGATGATGATGATGTAGCTTTGTCTAATCATCTATCTAATGTAGCTAAGTTTTGGAGACCAGATGCTAATCTTTTACACTGGCAAAATGGTGTGTTCTATAATGAACCTAACATAACACAATTAATGGCTCTTGGTAACTCAGGTATTGTATATAGCAAAAAAGCTTGGGAAGAAATTGGTAAGAGTCCAATAGAGAATGCAGGAGGAGATATGACATTAGTTGTAGCTATTCATAATTTAGGAAGAGATAAAGTGGTACTAGCTAATCCTCCTAATGAAGAATGTTCTTGGTTCTATATGTGGGGTGGTAGAGGATATCATCAATCAGGTATGGGAACAGACACTGCAGATAGACCTAATGTTATAAAAAGACATAGCGATTATGTAGAAAATCTTAGAAGAAAAGGACAGATTCCTACAGGAGATGTTCAACTTATGCCTCAATGGAATAAAGATTATAAACAAATGTTAAAAGACTATATCAATGCAAATAAATAGTATATCAATAGATTCAACTAAATCTATTACAGACTTATGTCTTCTTGGAGTGAAGTATCCAACAGATAAATCTCCGTATAACACTGATAAGAATTTACATAAACATGCATACACATCTATCTACAACCTATTATTCTCTAACATTAGATATAACAATCTACGTATAGGAGAACTAGGTATATTGGAAAATCATTCTATGCTTTCTTGGAGAGAATTCTTTCCTAATGCTAAATTGTATGGATTTGAATGGTTTGATGGTAGATTGGATAAAGCAATTGCTGATAATGTTCCAAACTGTACATATAGTAAAATGAATGTTACTGATACAAAATCTATTGAACAAGGATTATCTGCTGCAGGAAGTAATTTTGATATTCTAATGGATGATAGTACACATGTGTTTGAAGATCAAATTAAGTTTATTAATGTAGCATATAAACATTTAAAACCTGGAGGATTCCTAATCATAGAAGATATATTTATTAGTGCTAAGGAAGAAGATTATTCAGAAGCAATAGATCATCTGTCAAGTTATTTCTCTTCTGCTACATTTATATTTGCTAATCATGATTTAAAACATTCTCCTGGATGGAACAATGATAAACTACTTGTATTACATAGAAACGATAAGCTATGTTCTTAAACATTATTACACCTTGCTCTAGACCAGAAAACTTAGATGTTATATCTAAGAGTATAAATATTCCTAGAGATCAATATAGATGGATAGTGGTATTTGATTTATTAGAGAAACCAGGAAATATTCCTGATAATTGTGAATGGTATGCTATCAAAGATGCTAATAGTACATCTGGCAATGCACAAAGAAACTTTGCTCTTGATTTAGTTACACATGGTCATATATATTTCAATGATGATGATACTATTATGCAACCTAACTTATGGTATGAAATAAAAGATGAAGATAATATAGATTTTACATCTTTTAAACAAGCAGAAAAAGATGGATCATTAAGATTGGAAGGAAAGAATGTATCTGTAGGAAATATAGATAGTCATAACTTCATTGTATCTGCAGAATGTATGGGAGATACAAGATGGGTGCTTAATAGATATGATGCTGATGGAGTATTTGCACGAGAGTGCTTTGAAAAAGCAAAAACTATACTATATATATCCAAAATTCTTTCTGTATATAATTCTCTTAAATAAAAAAAGCCTCTTAATTGAGGCTTTTATTATTTTGATAATGATTTCTTTTTCATTGGTTGCTGAGCAGAAGTTCTTCGGATTTTATCATCCATAGACTTATTCTCTGAGAAGGGTTTATCCTTTTTAGGAATCCCCACCTTTGGAGCCATTCTTGGTGCTCCAGATTTCTTAGCTTTACCAGCTGTCATAGATTTACTTGCAGCCATAATTATTTATTATTCATTATTAAATTAAGTTCCTTTTGATAAGCTAAATGTGCTTTATGTTCATCTATATAATATCCTAAATATTTTCTAGATTTTCCTATACGTATACTACAAGTCCATTTTTGATGGAACTTATGCCATATAACACCTGTATATTTAGAACTTTTATTTTTCTTGTCTTTAGATGCATTTAATCTTTGAGTGATAATCTGTAAGTTATCTAAAAAATTGTTATTTTTATCATTATCTATATGATCTATAACTAATTTATATCCACAAGGAACATGATTCAAAAATGATTCAGCAACAAGTTGATGTATTGTTCTTGTTTTAGGTTTATTATCTCTATATAAATTTACAAATAAATGACCATTATTGTTTGTACCTGGTTTTAAAATTTTTGATTTATAATGATAATCTTTAACTTTACCTTTTACAACACGATCTAAACTTTTAACTCTACCTAAATTTGATACTTGATAAAATTCTTCATAACTAATCACATCTTTCCAAACTTCTTTCATAATATTTATAGTTTATAATTACACTACAAATATACAAAATTATTTGCAACCTTGCATACATTTTTTTATTAATGTACCAGTTTTAGCTTTTTTAGTTCTTTTAGAAGCCTCATTATATCCTCTTATTTTTGCACCAGATGGTCTATCACTTTGTTTTAATTCTTTATTTTTTATTTTTGTATCAAATCCTGCTCTATAATCAGTACTGTCTTTAGCTGTAGGAGTTTTAAAACTATCAAAACCACCAGCTTTTATATTACTATAATTAGGAGTTAATTTTCTACCTGTCTGTGCTTTCTTAATTGTAGCACCTTTTTTAGCTATAACACCACGTCCTTTAAGAATGTCTGCTTTAGTAATCTTTCCATCTTTATTAAGATCAGGGAATGAACCACCAGTTTTAGCTTTCTTAATAGATCCACCAGATTTTTGTTTAGGCATGTTTTTAGCTTTTCTTCCTGGAAGTGGTAATACAGGAGAGTTTTTATCAAAAGGAGGTTTTTTTCCTTCTCCACCAACATTTACTGCTGGTTTACCTTTAGCATCTTTCATACCTTTGTATTCATCTGCAGGATTTTGTTTACTTTTATTTACTTTAGCTCCTGTTTGAGCTTTTTTCATTGTTGCCATTATATATTGTTTTTAGTTGTTAACAGTTCCACTTACGAAGGCTTTTATTAATTCTTGAATTAGGATCATTTGCTGTTTTAGCAGATGTATTTTTTTTCTTCATTCCAGACATTCTACTACAAAAAGATGATCTTCGCTTTGCATCTTTGCTTCCAGCTTTTAATTTGCTAGGTTTAGTAGTTACAGCTTTTTTAAGCTTTGAACCTGGATTTGCAGCTCTATATGATGCTATTCCTTTAGCATTTAATCCACCAGATTTTGATTTACCTTCTGATCGAGTCCAAGCAGGTGTTGCCATTATTTCTTAGATTTAGCTTTAATCTTTTTTTCTTGAACTAACATTTGTTTTGTAGGTTTCTTACCAGATCCTTTATTCTTACGGATATTATCCCATAATCCACGCTTTGATGTACTACCATCAGCACGTTTAATCATCTTACCATTCTTTACAATTGGTTTCATACCAGGCATTCCAAGAGCAGCTCCTCCAAGTTTACCACGAAGATCAGTTGTCTTTTTATATATAGGATTATCCTTTCCTCCAGCCATTCCCATAATTGCTCCTAACATAGCTTTCTTAATCTTACCACCAGCTTTTAATGTGCTGCCTTTAAAGGGGCCTTTCTTCTTAATTAAAGGACCATTTGGAACAGGTGTTATCTTACCACCTTTACGTAATACACCAGGGCCTACATAAGCTGTAGCGTTCTGAGGATTTAACTTAGACATTATTTCTTCTTATTAGATTTAGCAATCTTCTTGAATGTAAGAGCTAAAGTTTTAGCTTTGCCTGTGCAGGATTTCTTACTTATTGGTGTACATTTACCAGCAGTACCACGCTTCTTGATAGAAGCTGCAGCTTTCTGCATCCATTTACCATCTGCCATGACTATTTAGACATTTTAGTAGCACCAAGTTGTTTATCTTTAGTAAGTTTAGGTGTAGTTTTAGCACCTGCTAATGTTTTCTTTTGTACTTTAGTCCAAGCACCTTTAGGATCTATACCCTTATCTCTTTTGTTAGATGCTTTAAGTCCAGTTAGACTTCCACCTTTTGTTTTTTTACTTGTTGCCATAGCGTTTAAATGTTATATTAGGTTTAACGATTATATCTTTGTGAGTGTATTGCCACATCTCACCTGTTGTATTAATAATAATTGTATAGATGGTATCTGTTTCATGACCATAATCAGTCACAAAAAGAATCACACCATCTCCCTTGGGTGTTATAACATCTATTCTATTCTTTGGTTCGTATATTCTCATAGAGAAGAGCTTTTGTTGCGGTGTTATTCATCTCCCAACACCTAGGTTTTTAAAGATCTTTAGAATCTACTTCCTCTACAGGATTTTCATTCACTTCTTTAATGATATCAGCTTCAACACCAGCTATCATTAATTTTTCAATAACTTCGTTAGCTTTCATCATTAATTGGAAGCGTGCTGCTTCTTCTGATGATAAATAAGCTCTAACTGTGTTAAGAATTAGACCGAAATCTTGTCCTGATAATGTAAATGTGTCTTCAGGAGTCCATGTGTACTTTGATGCAGGATTGTACTGTGCCATAATTTAATTGGTTTTATTGTTTATAATCAGTAAAAGTAAATAATGTTTATGAATTATCCAAATTTATTTCAAAAGTTATTACTGAACTTGTTTTGATACTTTTGCTCATATCGAGCCTTATTTGAAATATATTACAAAACTTCAATATCTCTTCTATGAGCATATTGTTATACTTAGGAAGACTTGTTGCTATTCTGAATCTGTATGATTCTAAAGTTTTTGTTATCTCTAGACTACATAGTTCATCTACAGAAGAAATTACACCTTCTAAATGTGCAAGAAAAACTTCATCGTTATCTTGCATTAGTTTTGGAAAGTGTTTTCTGTTTATCTCCATTAGTTATATACTCTTATTTCTATAGAAAAATTTGTAAAATCGGTATACTCCCCTGTGACAGAGTTAGTGACAACAAGTTCAACAGAATCCGCTTCGAAATAGTCCCAGGACCCTACAAAACTATCCCCATCTGCGTTTATAGCTGAGAACCAAATTTTATTTTGAGCTGGGAATGCGCCCACTAAACTAAAATTAAATACACCAAGCACTCTTCTTTCTATAACAATATTTCCAATAGTATTTTCTAATACATTTGCTGTTGGCGCAGAGGTCCCAATTTGCGTTAAAAAAGCCGTATATACTTTATATGTAAGTTCAGGGGTTGGTGGAATTAGAGGTGTAACTACATTAGTTATTAATTCATCAAGGTTCAACCAACCTTTATATCCCTTACAGGGTTTACATAGCTTCTCCCAGAAGCCAGCTTTTATAAATGTAGACATAATATTTTTATTTTAAATATATTAATAATGTATTATTTTTTCTAGTACCTATTAACTTAGACCTAAGTGTACTAATTGGTATTCCAAGTTTATCAGAAGCTTCTTTTCCAGAATTAAATATTTCACCAGTAACTGTATTAATTACTTTTCTTGATCCTGGATTTAAACTCCCAATTCTTTTTTTATTCGATTCTATTGTTGCCAATCTTGTTTTTTCAGAGGGTTTTTGCCCTTTTATACCATGAGATTTACCTTTGTTAGATTCAGATATCTTTTTTCTTGTTTCTTCTGAAAGTACTCTACCTTTAGTTGTTTCTTTTATTTTATTTTTAGTTTCTTCAGACACTTTTCTACCTAAAGCTTTTTGTCTAATTTTTTCTTTTGTTTCATCTGAATGAAAAAAGTAGTTATTAATATTAACTAAAATATTGTTATATTCTGGTTTATTTATTTTAATCCACTTATTTTCTCTAATTAATCTAGTTTCAGGTGTCGATATTCTTTCTACATGTAAAAATAAAAAACTATCTTCTTTATATTTATTCCAAGCTGCTTGTAAATGTGAATTAGGATGCTTATTTGTATTAAGTAAATTTCGATGACTGTTAAATCTTTTCTTAATATTAATGCTGCTACCTATATAGATATGATTGTTTATACTATTCTGTATAATATATATACCACAATTTCTAAGTGTTTTTATTTTAAGCTCTCTTTCCTTAAGACCTTCTTCAGAGTAAAACAATTCTTCTGTTTGCATATTACTATGTTAGAGTTAATCTATATTTTATTTGTGCAATACTACCACTTAAAGATTGACTGATGTTTTCTATATCAGGCATATTTGATGACTCTCCATATTCTTCAAGTTGTTTAGCAAATTCAATTACTTGAGATGCTAATACAGTAGATGCTCCTGCAGAGTAATCTTTTATAGGATCTATTTTAAAAGATTTAATTCTTTTGCCTTGATATCCCATTATTTTCTCTACTATTTCATCTTTTAAAGAGAATAAAAGTTCATACATTTCTCCTAAAGCAGTGTGTTCAAATCCTCCAAAGGTTTGCCAATGAAGAAGATGTGCTTGTAAATGAAAGTAAGTAAGCTTACCAGCTATGCTTTCTAACGTTAAGCTAGAACTTCCTTTCGATTCCATCATTTCATCTGGAAATAGGGATTTTAGTGCCATGTTATTTAGGTTTTTATTAATTAAGGCTGTGGACAAACATCCACATTAACTACTATTCCACCAGGTCCAATATAAAAATATTCTATATCTCTAATCCAACTGAAGTAATATCCTTCAGTAGGAGTGATTGTTCCTGCAGC